GTCGAACTTGCGAAAGTGCTTTCCCCAACGTGAATTCCCTGCAACAATCCATTAACTGACTGTTGGGAATAGACGCTAAACTGCCCAGAAGAGTCTGCAACTAAACTTCCCGTCTCGAACTTGAATGTTTTTATTCGATTTGGTCTCATCTATATTTACCTCCTTCTTATCGTTCATTTGAACCTGCGCTCTGGCGTGAATAGGATCAAAATGCTACGGAACCTAATGCGATCCATTCTTCAGTGTTTACGGCTCCTGCCATGAATATAGATCCTGCTTCAGTATCGTATGCAATGTCACTTCCGTTTATCCCTTGGACCGTTACAATTCCAGAAGGATTTCCGACCACTTGGGTCAGCATCGGAAGAACAGAACCTCCAGTTAGTCCTGCTGCCATTCCATCAATACATCCGGCTACTGTGCTGCCTGTTGCCATGTTTTCTCCTATTTTATTTTTTAAAGTCCGAAGACTGTTAGTTTCCAAAATAAAAAAATCATGAAACTAACAAAAAACTTAACTTAGCTTGTTGTGATTTTGCTTACAGCTTTACTTCTCAGTAATTCGACCGCAATTCTTTGAGTGATAACTGCACCTTCCATATCAAATGTAGGAAGTGTGAAGTTTTCGACAGTTATATCCCTTGCTATGGCAATACCATAAGCTTGAGATCTATCAATCACATATGCATACTTCTTATAAGTGCCTGCGGTAGGTGAAGCCTTATCATCAAATAATGCGACATTCAAACCGAAAAGTGTGCCTCTGAATCCTCTCCTTAGCATTTCTGTGTCGCCAGCCTTGTCTGCTTCTACAAATGTATCTATGTTTCTTAAGTCTTGCAAGACTTCGTAACCTATCAATACATCGGTTGGTGTGAAACTTTCAGATTCGATATTCATCATTGCTTCAGTAAGGTTTGCTATTGTAAAAGCTGCACCTCCTGTAATAGTTGAGTTTGCTCCGTCTAAAGCTGTCAAAATAAGCTTTGTTTCGTTTTCTGCAAATCTCCTGCCTGCAATCCTGATGTTACGTTGAAGCAGTTCAAATTGTGAGTCTTCCATCATTTCCCTTGTGATTCTGATTGCCACGCCATACTTTGCTGGTGTGTAAGTCACTGTCGCATATCCTATGTTGTCAAGTGGTGCTTCTGCTCCCTCTTCGATTCTTCTCAAGTCAAGAGTGTCCGGATCTTCCAAATTTACTGTGAAAGATGAACCTTGAATTTGAGTTGGTCCCCACATCTGCGCTGCCATTTCTCTTGGAATTAGAGTTTTCTCTACTTCCTCTATCATGACCGGCAAAATCAATTTAGGAATTAATAGTGTTCCAGCTGTTGCGTCTGCAGTGCTGATATACTCATTAATTTTTGCTAACTTTGCCATTTACGCGTTGATGTAGACAAGAGCATAGTTGTTTGTTCCGCTCGCTGATGTTGTCATTGCTCTTCCAACGATAGTATCTTGGATTAACGCTGTTCCGCTCGCGGCTGCCACCCAATTGCCAACATTACCTGAGGCGTTGTGTCCCACTAATGCTCCACCGGATACAATTTCACCAGCCCTCATTAAGTAAGCACCTCTTGTTGCTATTGTCACAAGTGAGTTGGAACCTGCATTGTTCAAAGCAATTCCGTTGAATAATTTGATGTCTTGTGCTCCAATTACTTTGATATCTCCATCTGCATAACTTGAAACTCCTGAACCCACGTCGCCTGTCGCTCCAGAAACTTGGACTAAGAATCCTCCTGAGATTGTCTCTGTCGCATTCGCTGTGAATGTTCGGGGTGTATCTCCGTCAAAAATTACAACTGCCCCCAAAGGGTTAGTTGATTGTGATGCGCTTGCCATTAATTAACTAATCTTTGTCGGTAGTCATTTTTGATTAAAGAAAAGGATCTTTCTCCAGGGATAATTTTATATCCCTCAGTAACTTCTTCTTCGGATTCTGGTTCTGTTTCTATTGTTTCTTCAGGTTTCTCCTCTGAAGTAGGTTCTTCTTTAGATTCTTCCTCAGTTTCAGATTCTTCTTCCTTTGGTTCTTCATCAGCATCAGATTCTTTCACTGATTTAACTGCTTCTTTGACCCAACTTTTGATCTTTTCTTCAGTTACTGCTGGTTCAGAATTTTCTGGTTTTTCTTCTTCAACTGACTTAGTTTCTTCAGTTTCCTCTTCAGTTTCTTCTTCAGTTTCAGTTTCCTCTTCAGAAGTTTCTGGTTTTTCTTCTTCAGCCATGTCTACGATTGACCTCCTTTCATTTGATGAGTATGATCTGTCTGGAATTTTAATCTTTCCGCTTGTGGCCATATTACTATTTTCGCCTGATTTTTTGTTTTGTTTGTAGGCCTGTTTTAATGCGACTTGGAATGTGGCTTGGGGGTCTGCAGGTATAGCAACCAAACTCAATTCTTTAAAAATAATATCATGAGGTATTATATCACCATCTTCAGTTTCTTCAATATCGTCTGGGTTTACATGGGCGCCAACACTTACCGAATTGATTAGCTTGTCTTGTATCATTTCTTTCATTTTTTCGTCTTTTATAATTGCTTTAAATGGGATGTTATTAAGATTCTCGTCAAAGACTGCAGTTCTGACTCTCCCTACAATAGATTCAACCTCGTTTTTGTGGTCCTTAAGAAGTGGGACACCTATTAGACTATTTGTTGCTTTTTTTAATTCTTCTGATATGAATTTGTGTCCGTTGGAGGTTGTCGTCTCGTTGATGGCAATTCCCTCAATCATGAATTCGCCGTCCATTTCAAAGCTGTCTTCAATTGGAACATTATATTCAAGTAACATTGGGTTGCCTGATTCTTTTCTTCTCCATTGATTAAAACACATTGCTACTGCTTGTTCGTTGGGTGTTTTTGGGTTTTCTTTCTTTACAAAACTAATACATCTACTAACAAACTTATCTTTAGATTCTCCTTTAGATGGCTTTGGAAGTGGCATATAAATAGATTATTTAAATTGTATATAAATATTGATTTGGGTTATATATATTTAAGAAAACCTCAGGGTGACTTTGACTTTTGTCTTTTTTGGGCCTGATATTATGATCTCCAATGCTTCATTTATTAAGAACTTGTCAAATTGGTAGGGGTGCAACAGTTTCCTCTCAGGAGCAATTTGATGGGCTCTTGGTGCATAATATTTTATTCCGTTGTGTTCTCTTTCATGAAATAATAAATAACCAAGTGTGCTTTTTACTATAATAGAAACCTTATCAGTCGAATCGACTATGATCCCATCTAAAAATCCTGAAATAGAATCTGTTGTGGCTGTCTGGAATTCCTCTGACAAGTTAAACACGAAAGTAGATTCAGATTGCGATTCCTTTGCCATCTTTGAAATGGACTCTCCTTTTTATTGTTCTTCTTCTGGTTGTTTGGGTGTTTTGTCCAACTACTCCTAATGCTCCGACTTTTGCGAGATTCTCTATTTGAATATCTGTTCCCTGCAGTTCGTTTGATAAGCCTGCGCCATACATTTGTTGTTTTGTGTTTATGTTTGCGTTTATATTAATTGAAGATCCTGTCCAGTCTTTCCATTCGCCTATTACTGGAACTGTTTCTTGAGATACTGCCGAGTCGCCGTCAAGATCATAAACTAAGTCGCCACTATGTTTATCATAAACTACTCTTTGTCTTGTTACAGGGTCTATCCAGATTGGCATTATTCTTGGAGGATCAAGTCCTTTTTTTGCTCCTTTAATTTATTTTGAAGTTTGATTATGCAATCTCCGCAAACCCACATATCATTCATAAAACAAATTGCTTTATTTTTACATTTCTTATAATTGATACATTTGGGTCTATTTTCTTCTGTTATTTGGTACATTCTTTATATCTCCCTTTTTTGTCTCTTTTTCTTAATCTGTCATGCAGTTTGTGATGTTCTTTTTTGGGCATCATTTGTAAGTTTTCTATTTTGTTTCATTAAACAAGTCCAACAATAGTGGAACGGCAATTGGCGTGCATGGGTGGCATGTTTATGCCTGGTTGCCCTTCGCTTGTCAGGAATACCTGTCCATTTAGACTTAAGCATATGTCGCTTGTTCTTTCGTCAACTGCTGCCAAATACCTGTATTTTTTTATATCATTGTCCAAATATAAACTTTTAAGTCCTTGATTGGCCATTCTGACTGTTTCTGTTCTGGCTATCACTAACGGCCTGTTTTCCTTGCTTAATACTAATTTTTCGGTTCCATCTTCCTTTATTTTTATTCTGTCTTTCAACTTGATTGAATCTTTTATGTCTCTCTCTATTTCTCTAATTGTCTTATTTTTTCTGAATCCGTCTTTAAGGATTGTTCTTAACTTCTCTATGTCTTTTTTTGGAAGCAGCCCTTTTTGTATGTCTTTCTCAGTGATGGCCATCAATTCCTCAAATTTGTAAGTTCTTAACTTTGTGAGAATTTTAATTAAATAATCTGAATAGTTAAAGCCAGTTATCTCTGTTATGTTTACGTATTTGGCTATTGACATATTTCTTGCTTCGTCTTCGGTTAGATGCTTTTCAGTAAGTTTTTCTTGGGCTGTTGGTTTTGCGCCTGGCACTTCTGGTTGTTGGATTTCTTCTTCCTCTTGTTTCCTTGTTTGGTTTTCTTGTTCGATTGTTTGGGATTTAGCTGGCGTTGGTAATATATCTAATACATCTTTCATGTTCATTATTTGCGCATATTCTCGTTCAAGTCCTGCCTTTAATTCTGGCCCTATGAATGGATTTTTTAAAGTCTCTGAGATTATTTTTAACTTTGCCTCTTTTTCTTCTTCGCTTGGCATTTCCCATGTGAATTTTACCTGCTCATCCAAATTGTTTGCCCTTAAAAGTGGCCTAAATATTTGTTCTTCTATCACTTTTTCTATGATTGTCCTTATTGAATTTATGAATTTCTGGAAAGTCTGTCTTTGGGCTTTTGCCAGTCCTTCAGGGATGTTTGCTTTTCCCAAAATTACTAAGGGTATTTGCATTCCAAATGCAATTTGCTCTATATCATGATCTGCCATGTCTGTTAGGTTTTTGCCCAATTCTTTAAAGTCTAAAACTTTTATTTCTACGTTTCCGTCAGTTACCCACTCTGTTCGATTGTTCATAAACTGCAATTTGCTTTTAAAATCGTCGATTGCAGTCGGG